CCACCATATCGACGCTGTAAGATATGGCACAAACAAGATCTGGAAGCGGAGGGGCCGATGAGCAAATTGAAAAGATGGCTATACGAGCGATTCCTTCCGGCTTGGTGCAGGGACGACCTGATGCGTGCTAATGAGTTGTTATCTGAAAAATGCAAGGCGCAGGCCCGGGAGATCGAGCGCCTGCAGGCTTATATCGATGGGGTACATGCGGCCCAGCGTCGCCAACCCCGCATCGTGATCAACTGTCGGGAGGTGTCTAAACCGTGAGCATTTTCTCAGCCCTGTTTGAACAGGGAAAAGTCTATAACTTTGAGCAGGCTTTCGGCGTGAAGGACATCACTACCGATGCCATGCAGGCGGCTATCAAGGACTGGGCGCTGTTGTACTACCAGACGGACGCCACAAAGGAAGAGGATCCATGCCAACGCATTCCCGTGGCAGTCGTATCCAAACTCACCAAGACAACCTTCTCTGAGTACAAGGCGGTGCCGGCAAAACAAAACGCTGACTATATCGAGACAATTCTGCGGGAGTTGGATGCTGTAAGGGTAAAGGCTATGCAGCAGGCTCTCATCGGCGGTCAATGCTACCTGAAGCCGGTTTTCGGCCTGACAGGATTGTCTTTCACCGTTGTTTCCCGTGGCAGCTATATTCCATTGGGACGTGACGAACGAGACGTGATTACCGATATCGGCATGGCCGAGCGTACCGTGGAAGGTCGCAACTACTACACACTACTGGAACGGCGCAGGGTAGATGCAAGTGGCAACCTGACGATTGAGAGCAAGCTATATCGTTCTGAAACGGAACAGGTTCTCGGATATGAAACAAGTCTCAACGCATTGGAAAAGTATTCCAATCTGGTACCGGAGCTGTTCCTTCCTGGTGTGGGGTCCATCGGCCTGGTTCCTGTGAGGACGCCGCAGGAAAACACCGTGGATGGCAGTCCTGATCCAGTCAGCATTTACGCGCCGGCGGCGGGACTGATTCACAATATCAACCGAAATGAAGCACAGATGAATCGCGAGTTTGAGAATGGCCGGAGTCGCATCGTAGCGTCGGCGGACCTTCTGAAAACCGGCGAGAATGGCAAGAAACAGCTGACGGATGATCTCTTTGTTGGCTTGGAGGATGACCCCGAAGCTGTGGGCATGACGATTTTCGCGCCGACTCTGCGGGATCAGTCCTTCTTGGCCCGCAAGACGGAATATCTGCGAAATGTAGAAAGCTTGATCGGCTTGAAACGCGGCCTGCTCTCTGAGGTGGAGGCGGCGGAAAAGACTGCTACCGAGATCACAAGCTCTGCCGGAGACTACAACCTGACCATCATCGACTTTCAAAATATGTGGGAAAGTGCCGTCAGGGAAGGTGTGCGCGTGAGCGATATCCTCGGACGTACATACAAGGTTTACTCCGGCCCCGTGGTCGATCCTGCCAAGGATGTGGCTATCAGTTGGGGCAACGGTATTCTGTATGACGAGGACCAGACCTGGGCGGACTACAAGGACATGGTGGCTCGTGGCCTTCTGAAGCCGGAGATCGCTGTCGGCTGGTATTTCGATATGCCGACCGAAACCGAAGCGGATCTGGCAAAGATCAGAGAAAAATATATGCCTGAGATCAGCGCTCTTGGCACGGGGGATGAGTAATGCTGACGCCGGAGCAGATCGAGGGTTTCCGCCTTGCCGCGGGGCGTCTGATCGATCCCGTCAACACCTATCTGCTGAAAGATATTGCCCGCCGCATACAGGAAGCCGGAAAGCTCACCAGCACCGCGGCCTATGAAGCATGGCAGGTCGAATGGCTCGGCAAAGGCCGTAAGGAGCTTGAGCGGGAGCTGTCGCAGCTCCTCGGAGTGACACGACGAGAAGCACGAAAACTTTTGCGTAGCGCAGCCCGCTATGGGTACGATACGACACTCAGCAGGTATCCCGGCCATCTTGTTCCGTTTGACACGAATCAGGCGATTCAACAAATTGTGTCTGCCGCTGTTATGTTGGCCGGCGATGAGCTGAAGAATATCACACAAACCAAGGCTATCCTGATGGTGGATCCTTACGGCCGTTATCAGACTTTGCCAAAGGCTTATTGTGCCTGCACAGATTACGCCTTTCAGCAGGTCTTTACTGGAGCAGCTGATTACAATACCGCGATCCGGCAGGCGTGTGCAGGGATCGCAAAGCACGGTGTTTCCATCGCTTATGCTTCTGGCGTCCATACCAGTCTGGAAGCGGCCGTCCGACGGAATATTATGGGCGGCCTTGGTCTGATGACGGAGCAGATCAGCCGACAGAACCATGATGACCTCGGCTGCAATGGATGGGAGATTTCCGCGCACGCCAACAGCGCGCCGGATCATGAGCCGATCCAGGGCCGGCAATACAGCGATAAAGCCTATGATACCCTTAACAACGGTCTTGTGCGCCGGATCGGTACGCTGAACTGTGGCCATGTAGCAAGCCCTATCATTCTCGGCGTGAACAGTCCGCAGTACAGCGCCGAAGAACTGGAAAAGTTCCGGCAGGACAATGAGGCCGGCGTCACCTTTGACGGCAAGCATTATACCGGCTATGAAGCTACGCAGATGCAGCGCCGCTTGGAGCGTGCTATACGAGCGCAGAGAAGACGTGTGCTTCTGGCAGGACCGGAGGACATAGAACCGCATAAAAGCCGCTTGGCGGTTCTCCAGCAGGAATGCGAGCGGTTTTCCAAGAGTGTCGGCCTTCGCACAGAGACGGAGCGACTGGAGGTATCCGGCTTCGGGCCGAAACAGATGCAGTCGACCAAGATCGTAACGCATAGGGCTGCTCCGGCGGCAAAGGCTGTTACTTTCACCGACATCACCGGGAAATGGTATCCGAATGCCAAACCTAATAGCCATCCGGTGTTGGAACTGCAGGAATACACGCCCGGCGGTGAGACTTACAAGGTCGACGGCCATAATGTGGTCTTGGATCACGATCCGCATGAGAAAGAAATCGCCGAGCTTCTCGAGCGAGAAGTCGGCGGAGAGATCTATTTGGTGTCGCGTGTGAATAATCCACAAGGCGTATCTACGCCGGACTATTTGTTCCATGGGCGAGGATATGACCTGAAAACACTCGGGGAGAAAGCTGGGCCAAATACAATGTTCCAGCGAGTGAAAAAAGCAAAACGACAATCCAGAAACTTTATAATTGATGTCTCAGATACCAAGCTTGACAGAGAAATGATTGATCAGCAAATTAGCAAGATATTTTGGTCAGAAAACACTCGATTTGTGGATGAAATTGTTATCATCAATGACGGACACATAGTTCGGGTGGCGAAAAGGGCATAAAAAAGGAGCCTACCGCCATCACACCCCATTTAAGGGGATCAGAGAAGACAACGATGTGCTCCAGTTAATTATTATATACCACATTTTCAAACCGGATTCAAGCATTTTTTGTTGATTACAGGCCTGCGCCTGTGCTCATATTTGCCTCGGCCGGGCGTAATCAAGGCCAACCGCAGCGGAGGCGACCCGCGTAATGAAAGCGTAGCGGAGAGAGGAGAAATAGTGAAGCGTGAATTTTTGGAAAATCTGAAGATCGGCGATCAGACGCTGAGTAAGGAACTGATCGACACCATCATGGCGGAGAATGGTCGTGACATTGAGGCGACAAAAAAGCCTTTTGCCGACTATGATGCCATCAAGGAGCAGCTAAAGACCGCTCAGGACGGTCTGAAGGCGTTCGAGGGTGTGGATGTAAAGGACCTGCAGGACAAGATCAAGAACCTCAACACCCAGCTTTCCGACAAGGATAAGGAATGGCAGGAGAAGCTGAACGGCATGGCCTTTGATGGGAAGATCAAGGATGCCATTTCTGCTGCCAAAGGGCGCAACGCGAAAGCCATTGCGGCGCTTCTGGATGTTGACAAGCTGCGGAAGTCCAACAATCAAGATGCGGAGATCAAGGCTGCTCTGGAGGACCTGAAGAAAGACAACGCTTATCTGTTTGAGGATGATACCACTCCGCCGCCCTATGCCGGTGGAACTGGCAAAAATCCCCCTCCCGGAAAGTATGACGCTGAGACCGCCAAAATCATGGCGGCCGCCGGACTCGATCCCGAAAAGGACTGAGGATCAATTAAACATTGAGAGGAGCATTTTATAATGGCAAACGCTATTACTCTGGCTAAGATCTTTATCCCCATCCTGGATAAGATCTACAAGAACGCTTCCCTGACTTCTGTGCTGGACGGCAACCCCGAACTGGTGCGTCAGGGTGCAAGCTACAACGAGATGATCATTCCCAAGATCGCCATGCAGGGCCTCGCCGATTACAGCCGCAATGGCGGTTACGTGAACGGCGATGTGACCCTGACCAACGAGACGGTCAAGTGCAACTTCGACCGCGGCAGAATGTTTCAGGTGGACTCTATGGATAACCTGGAGACCGCCGGCATCGCTTTCGGCCAGCTGGCTGGCGAGTTCCTGCGCACAAAGGTGGTTCCGGAGCTGGATGCTTTCCGCTTTGCGTCCTATGCCGGCACCACGGGTATCTCCAAGATCTCTGCTGGCGCTTCACTGACGACCGGCGAGGCGGCCATCGCTGCCATCCGCGTCGGCAACAGCAAGATGGATGAGGACGAAGTGGATCCCAACAATCGCTACCTGTTCATCACGCCCACTCTGCTGGGCCTGATCCAGGACATGGAGACCACCAAGTCCAAGGAAGTCCTGCAGAACTTTGCCGGTATCCGCAAAGTACCTCAGAGTCGCTTCTATACGGCTATCAGTCAGTATGACGGCTCTACGTCCGGCGAAGAAGCCGGCGGCTATGTGAAGGACTCCACCAGCGGCTGCGATATCAACTTCATGATCATCGAGAAGTCCGCGGTCATTCAGTTCGAGAAGCATGTGGCGCCCAAGATCATCACGCCGGATCAGAACCAGAATGCCGACGCCTACAAGTTCGGTTATCGTAATGTCGGTATTGCCGATGTTTACGATAACAAGGTGGCCGGCATCTACCTGCACCACAAGGCCAAGGGCTGAGGAGGTGCTATATGCGTACTGTCGGCTTGATTTTGCCGCCGGAGGAACCGGCCTACATCTGCCCGCATTGCGGTAAGAACTACAAGAGCGAAGCGGCTCTTACAAAGCATCTCCAAGACAAGCATCCTGATCTTACAGAAGGTTTGAATGATGCGAAGGAGGGCAACGATGCCGAAGACTGACAACCGTCTGCTGCATCTGACCGATCCGAACGTGACGGAGAACTTCAATCGCGTTCTGAAGGAAGTGGACAAGGGCAGCAAGTCCGTTGTGGGAATCGCGCTCACAACCGATGCAGCTGGAAAGGTGACGGGTGGAACCGCTACGCTGTTGAATGGCTCTGAGGTTGAGATCACGGTTGCTCCGGCAGAAACGACCTGATAAGGAGGCACCGTCATGGTTGATTATACGTTTTACACAGAAACTTACCTCGGCGGTGCCATCTCCGCTGAAGAGTGGCCGGAGCTGGAAGCGCGAGCTGCGGACCAGCTCCGGCACTATAAGCGAATCTATACCGTGACCTGCCCAGAGAAAAATGCGGAGAGCATGGCTATCTGTGCTATGTCTGAGGCGCTACACAACGTCGATTTGGTCGTAAACGGAACTGCCGGGGCTGTGCAGGCCGCGTCCATCGGATCTGTGTCAACGACCTATGGCAGCGCGGCGGCTACTGCGGTGGATGTCTCTGAGAAAGGGCAGGCCAAAGCGCTGTATCGAGCAGCAAGTCTCTATTTGGACATTTATCGGGGGGTGAGCTGATGCTTGCTCTTAGAAACAAAAAATGCCCAGTCAATTACGAGCTCTGCAATCAGACGGTCACCGTGTACCACCAGAGCGGACCGGATGCCTACACTCGGAGAGTATTTGCCAACGCCTTTCTTGACTTCAAGAAGACGCAGAATGTGGATAAGACCGGCAGTAGTGAGGTAAGCAGCTTCCTGTTGGTCATTCCCGGCTCGACGGTTCCGGTAGAAGTTGGAGACAAGGTTCTTTTGGGCGAAGGCCCGAAAGTCAGCACGCGGGCCGATTGGTCCGCGCTGATCCCGGTTAAGGTTCCTGGACTTGTCGTTATCAAGTATGTTGATCCGAAGTATTGGAACGGCTGTGTAGTTCATACGGAAGCAGGTGGGTAATATGTCGATTATTGGCAGCGTCAAGGTGAACAGCCACCCGGTGGCGGAGATCCTGCGTCGGAAAGGCCTGGACATGAACGGTGATGTGCAGCGGTTCCATACCGCCAATGTGCTGCGTCGCATTGTGCGGTATATGCCATACCGGACTGGAGCGACCATCAAGCTGACACAAGCGCAGTCTCCCATCAGTCGCCCGGAGATCAATAGCTTTGTGCCCTATGCCAGGTATCTGCATGAGGGAAAAGTCATGGTTAATGCTGTGACAGGGAATGGTCCAATGCTGATTCCGGGTATCGGGCCACGATGGCGGCGCGGCACGCAGCTGAAAGCGACCGAGCGGCCGTTGAAGTATACCGCGGCAAAGAATCCGGATGCAGGGCCGTTCTGGGGACGGCGCCTTCAGGAAAAGGAAGGCGATGCCATGCTGACGGATCTGAAGAACTACGTTCGGGGGAGGCCTGATCCCGTATGAATGCTTTGGAAACAGTCCGCGGCTGGTTGGCAGATTTTCCACAGTACAATGTACTCTCGGGCTTCCAGGTGGACTATACCGACAAGATCCCCAATACCGGAGGTATCCTGCCGGACGGACTGGTGGAAGTAAGCCGGAAACGGGATATTGTTGGCAATACCACAATCACCAACCAGTACAACTTTGGCCTGTACTATGTGTTTGAAAAGGCTCCCAATGACGATGAAGGGGCCGCAAAAAACGCTGATTGGATCGTAGACCTGCAAGAGTGGGTTCAGGAGCAGTCAGTAACCGGAGCCGCGCCGGTATTCGGGGATGATCCCCGTGAAGAGCGGATCACCGCACAGAATGGTACGCTGCTACAGACTGATGAGGAAGGAACCGGCGTCTATGTAGTGCAGCTATCTGTGCGGTTCATCAAAAAGTTTAAGGGGGAAAACAAATGGCTGATATGACGTTTAACACACCGGCTGGACAGGTCGTGGATCGGAAGCTCCTGATCCTGTATCTGAATACCGGGACCAATAGCGCTCCGGTCTGGAGCCCCGTCGGTAAGCGCGTGGAGGAGAGCTCCATGGAGTACGATTACAGCGAAGAGAGCAAGACTGATATCTTCGGTGAGATCTACACCAACATGAAGAAGCCTGTGATCACGCAGAGCTTTGAGCCTTGTGAGCTGGACTCCGGTGACGCGGCCCAGGTGAAGATCTGGAACCAGTCTATCAAGGAACAGAATGTGGCGGCTATGGCCAACAACGACCTGTTGGTGGTCCATGCTTACGCCGGTACGGCGGATACCGCGGTATTCGCGGAGCGGTATGAATCCTGCATGGTCAAGCCCGCCTCTCTGGGCGGCAGCTCTAATGTGGGTATGCCTATCGATGTGACCTATGGCGGTACCCGCACCACCGGCACGGCGGCTATTGCTGACGGTTCGGTTACCTTCACCAAAGCGGCCTGAGAGTAGGAGGAGATGACTGTGAATGCTTTGAATTTCTCTACCGGCATCAAAACCTTCGATGTCAATGATGGTGCTGCGCAGATCAGCTACAATCCAACAGACGTGAACTTTGTTTCCACCCTGTATGATCTGTTTGTGGCCTGCTCTGAGCGGTATGAGGCTGATAAGGACAAAAAGTTTGAAAATAATACTGCATTTTTCGAATACGCAAAACAGCGCGACTCGGAAGTGCGTGAGGGAATTGACGCTTTGTTTGGCGAAGGTTCTGCTGCTTCAGTTTTTCAGGGCATCAGTTCCTACGCTATGGCGGACGGCCTTCCTCTGTGGACAAACTTCCTGCTGGCTGTCATTGATACGGTGCCGGAGGAAATGAGCAAGCAGATCAAGACATCCAAGCCGCGCGTGGAGAAGTACCTGAAGAAATATCATCGCTGAGAGGAGAATCGGATGGAATACACTTTGCCGAAAACAGTATTTGTGGGCGGCAGGGAGTATTCCATCCGTTCTGATTATCGCGCCATTTTGGACATCTGCGAGGCCCTGACAGATCCAGAGCTGAGTAATGAAGAAAAAGCCGATGTGATGCTATACATCTTCTACCCGGAATTTGCTGATATGCCGACGAAGGACTGGCAGGAAGCTGCAAAGCAATGCATCTGGTTCATCAACTGCGGGGAGAATGAGCGGCGTCAACGGCCGGCACCAAAGCTGATGGATTGGAGTCAGGATTTTCGCTATATTGCGGCGCCCATTAACCGTGTTCTGGGAAAAGAGATCCGGGAAATGGAGTACCTGCATTGGTGGACATTCATCTCTGCTTACTATGAAATCGGAGACTGCCTCTTTGCACAGATCGTTCGGATTCGCAATCTGAAAGCGAAAGGAAAACCTTTGGATAAGACAGATCAGGAGTGGTACCGAGACAACAGAGAACTGGTAGATCTGAAAACCAGTTTTACAGAGGCTGAGGATGCAGTCGTAAACGCATGGCTGGGAAAGAAATGAGGTGACGCAATGCCCGGAGCAGATGGGTATATTACATACAGCACTAAGCTGGATAACGAAAATCTTGAAAAGGATCTTTCCAGCACAACAAAGAAGATTGAGCGTTTGGAGAAACAGCTCCAGAAAAACAGCGATAAACGCTTACCGATCTCCCGGCGTGTCAGCGAGTTGGGCGCTCAGTTGGATAAGGCAAAGGCCAAATTGGTTTCCCTGCAGGACGAAGCGCAGCGCATAGCGGGGGCCATGTCTAACGCAAATTCCAACGACCCAGCCAGTATTGCAGCTTATACAGAAGCTGCCGCCCGGCAGGCAAGTATCACGCGAGAGCTTGCGGCTCAGCAGAAAACTGTGGATGGCCTTCAAGCAAAGTTTGATCAGGCTGCCGACCGTCTGGACGATGTTGATATAGCAGCGAAGCGCATCAATGGTGACCTGGCAACAGCTAAGGACCATGCGGGAAAGGTAGCTAAGGAGCTTTACAAGCCGGCCACTGCCGCCGACGCTGTTGCGCGCGCGGTGGAGCAGGCAGACCAGCGGATCAAGAAATTCTCCGACCGGGTCAAGGGCCTTGTCAAGCGAGTATTTATTTTTACGATGATCACAGCAGCGCTGCGGTCCATGAAGGACTGGATGGGCAAGGTAGTGCAGTCCAACAGTGAGGCCTCGGCTGCGGTTGCCCGTCTGAAGGGGGCGCTGCTGACATTGGCGCAGCCTATTTTGTCGGTGCTGATCCCGGCTTTCACAGCACTGGTCAACATCCTCACCCGTATCGTGAGCGCGATCGCCGGCATGGTATCCCTCCTGTTTGGAAAGACCATCGGGCAGGCGAAGGACGCAGCAAAAAATATGTATGACGAGGCGGAGGCTATCGAGGCCTCAGGCAGCGCCGCAAAGAAAGCGTCGAAATCGTTGGCCAGCTTCGATGAGATCAATAAGCTGTCGAACAGTGCTTCGGGCGGCGGGGGAGGCTCCGCAGCCAAGCCGGATTTCTCTTTTGACACCTCCAGTATGGCGTCGGACTTTGAAAAGATCCTGAACTGGGTAAACCTGATCGGCGCGGCGCTGCTGGCGTGGAAGCTCTCCAAAGGCTTTATGGACGGGCTGACAAAATTCGTTGGCCTGCTGGTGGCCATTCGCGGTGGCATTGATCTGGCGAAGGGCGCGTGGGACGCATGGCAAAACGGGGTCAGCATGGATAACTTTCTCGAGATGCTGAAGGGCGCCGCAGAGCTAACACTCGGCCTCTGGATCGCTTTCGGGAAGCTGGGCGCCGGGATCGGGATGGTCGTCAGCGGTTTGGTCATGTTCGCCACCGGGCTGCATGACGCGCTGGAGAATGGCTGGAGCTTTGAAAATATGCTGTCTACCGTGGCCGGCCTGCTGATATCCGGCCTTGGGATCGCTGTTCTGACCGGCTCGTGGATACCCCTGCTGGTCGCCGCTATTGCCGGCCTGCTGCTGGTGTTCACGAATGCCTTCGGGCAGGGGCAGGCTATGCTGGACGGCATGAAATCCCTGCTACAGGGCTTTCTCGACTTCTTTAAAGGCGTTTTTACCGGAGATTTGGCTCTTACAGTACAAGGCATTCAACTCATGGTGCAGGGGCTTCAAACTATTATTGAAGCTGTTCTGACGGCCTTGCAGACGGCTATAAATGCACTTTTCAACTGGTTGGACGAGCAAACAAACGGTCGGCTGTCGGGACTGATCGAGTGGATCAAGACATTCCTAAACAGTTGGATCGAGACGCTGAAAGTGACGCTCAATAATATGGTCAACAGTATTCAGCAGATCCTCACAGGTGTTGTGACCTTCATTTCAGGTGTCTTTGCCGGAAATTGGAAGCGCGCTTGGGACGGTATCGCATCTATCCTGAAGGGCGTTTGGAATCTGATCGTGACCATTGTTGAAAACGCTATCAACCTTGTTATTGATCTCATCAATGCAATGGTGCGTGCGTTTAATGATGCCTTTGAGCCGATGCGTGCGCTAACAGGATTTCCCCCAGTCATTCAGGAGATGTCTTACGTTGAACTTCCTCGTCTGGCTACCGGGGCCGTTATTCCTCCCAATAGGGAGTTCTTGGCGGTGCTGGGTGATCAGAAACAGGGCACGAACATTGAAACGCCCCTGGATACCATGGTTCAGGCCTTCCGACAGGCACTCTCTGAAGGCGGGTACAGCGGCCAGAGTACGGCTTACCTTGTCATTGACGAGGACGTTCTGGGCAAGGTCGTATATCGGCTGAACAAGTCCGAGTCGAACCGTGTCGGCGTCAGTCTGGAGGATTACTGATATGAGCTATATCAAACTGAACGGCAGGGAGTTTGACGCAGACGTCGCAATTTCTGCTTATAGCCGGAATTTCAACGTGCTGGACGGTGATAATGCCGGCCGCGTTATGACCGGCCGCATGATCCGGGATATTATCGGTACCTACGTCGGCCACAAGATCAAAGTCTTCCGGAGGGGCAGCAACTATGCCGGATTGGACGAGTTTTGGGCTTATCTGGTGGAGCACTCCGTAGATGACAGCGTTATGCTGGAGGCGGCGGACGGCCAGACCACCATCTCCTACGAGGCGTATTACACTTCCGGCACACAGGACATCGAATCTGTCTCCAACGGGGTCAATTACTGGGGAGAAATTGAGATCAATTTCATTCCGATGGAAGCGCAGGTGGTTCCCAAATGAGCAAGACCACACTGCTGTATAAGGATATTGCGCCCGGCGCCGCTCTGGATGCCACGGTGACCGCACCAACAGCGCAGGACAGATCTGCACTTGCTCAACTGCCCAGCGGCACCGTGGAGGAGCCAGCTGCCACGGGGGAACTGAATCAGTGGGGGATGGACGGGGCCTTTGTCCTGGCGTCGGAGATCTCCCCGGCATTCTGGTCGGAGGCCATGAGCGGCGCTGACGGCAGCTTCGCCGTCGGCTCTGAGCCTCAGATCACCATTACCTTCAGCAAGCAGTATTCCTCTGTCGGCATTTCTTTTCGCTTTGATACCGCGACCGGAGGATACTGCTCGGAACTCAACATCAAGTGGTATCAAGGGAGTACCCTAAAGGCGGATCAGGACTTCACGCCTAACGCGGTGGAGTATTTTTGCCAAAAGCGGGTGGAGAGCTATAACAAGCTCCTCCTAACCTTCAAAAAGACAAACCTGCCTTACCGCTACGCCAAGATCGATCATGTGATCTTCGGCGTTCACCGATCCTTCGGCATGTCGGAGCTGCGGAAGGCATCGGCGGTCAATGAGATCGATCTGAGCAGCACCAAGCTACCCGGCTCTAAGCTGAGCTGGACGCTGGATAGCAGGGACGACATTGAGTACATGTTCCAGCTGAAGCAGCCGGTCGAGGTCAGAAATAATGACATACTGGTCGGCGTGTACTACATCGATTCCTATAAGCGCACCTCCAGCCGGGTATACCCGATCGAGTGCTGCGACGCCATCGGCGTGCTGAACGATATGCCCTTTGCTGGCGGCGTATACAACGGAAAAAGCGCGAAGGCGCTGATCGCGGAACTGGCCGCGCCCTTTGAGGTGGAATTTGACGCCGATGTCACGGACATGAATGTGACTGGCATCTTGAAGGCCGGCTCCCGCCGCGCGGCGATCCAGCAGCTTCTATTCGTTTGGGGCTATTGTGTATCCACGGATGGCCGGGCAGAGCTGCGGGTGTTTTCGCCCGGAACGGAAGAAGAAACGGTACCGTTGGAGCGTACCTTCCTCGGCGCCTCAGTCAGTACGTCGGCCATTGTGACAGAGGTGCAGGTCACAGCCCATACCTTCACGGCGGCGGAGAATGGCAGCGTCGAGGTGAACGGCGTCAAATATGCCGACACCAAGGCCGTGTACTCTGTGAAGAACCCGGATGTGACTGCCACGGACAAGCAGAAGGTGGTGAAAATCACAGACGCGACCTTGGTCTCTCCGGCTGTGGCTCAGACGGTGGCGCAGCGGCTCTATGATTACCGCCGGCGGCGGAATACCGGCAAGGCGAAGGTCATCTTCGCGGGTGAGCATCTGGGTGATCGGATATCCCTGCCGGATAACTGCGGTGGGCGAACGGTCGGTAATCTGGAAAAGATGGAGATCAAGCTGTCAAATACGGTCGTGTATACCGCTGGGGTGAAAGGAGTTTGAGATATGTCTATTTTAGAATCTCTGATCACCAACCGGTCGGCCGCGGATGTGGCCCGGTGGAGGGCTCTGCGGGATAAAGGCTTTGATGCCATGTCCGCAGACGAAAAAGCGGAATGGCTGACGGGTATGCGCGGGGCCTTCAACGCCGCTGACCGCAATCGCATTACAGAGGCGATGGTTTACCTGAAGGGCCTGTATGATCAGTACGGCCGCCAGGTCACCTATACGCCTGTCAACATCACCCACAAGGACGGAACCACAGATACCACCTGGCGAATGGACGACATCCCCACAGACGAGCAGTTGACCTTGATCGTCAAGAACCTGTTGGCATTCTGGAAGGGCGTAGAGAGCGCTTCCGGGGAGGTTGTGGAGGTCTGGGCAGGGACGCGGTTTGGATATGTGGAGTTGGCGGCCAGCGTTCGCACGGGTGACTATACGACCCTGACGGCGGCCCACGGTATACGTGAGATCATCGTCACCGCTCAGAGCGATCAGCTGAGCAGCATCACAGTCACCGGCACCGGCTGGACGGTGGTACCGTCAGACACCGAGATTACGGCGCGGTATACGGTGCCGCAGGGGGCCTATCAGGATCTGCAGGACGCCTTGGATGCACTGGTGTTCCTCTGCTCTGCCACAGATTACGCCGATGTTTCCGTGTCCGTCTCTGCGGTTATGCGGAGTGGGGCCACAGCGCAGATTGGCTCCGGTACGATCCATTGGTCCGCGATCATCAACTGGGAGGCGTTTGAGGCGTATGCCTATACTTGGCAAGATGTAGAGGATGCACAGATGACGTGGGCGAATTTGGAAAACCTGCCTATTCCGAATGGGGGTGGCACGGTATGAAAGATGATGCGTATTCACTGGAACTGCTGCCTGGTGACCTAAAGCAGATGAGTTTCACAGATGCCAATGCCATCGAAGCGAATCTGCAATACCTGATCCTGTTGTTTCCTTATTTCAGCGGAACGATTCGCCAAGACGCTATTGGCAGCTATGGCTATCTGGAGCTAACTGAAGCAGGCAGAGCCGGAGACGGTTTTAGCATCGAGTCCGCCATCCGAATTGACAAAATCAAAATAACGGTCACCGGTGTGGATCTCGGCAGTCTGTCCTTTCAAGGCGCGGGATGGATTTCAGAGAGCATGGATACGAGCTCTTTGGTTGTAGCCTATACATCAGATGAGTTTATGACACCGGCTAAAATTCAGGAAGCATTAAATGACCTACATTTTACCGCAACGGCAGACCTTGATTCAACGATCATGCTTCAAGTCGGCAATACCGTGCAGGGAGACTTCTCTCCGGTTGGTCCGGTCAAAATGTTTTTCCGCGGTGGAGCAACATGGGCACTCGTCGAGGGGAAGGCGCTGACATGGGGCGAAGTGGAGGATAAGGCTATAAACTGGAACGCCCTTGAAAATCTGAGAAAATAGTTTATGTAAGGAGAAAAGTATGAGCGGATTTTACGGAGTAAATTACAAAATCAACGGTCACCGTGTCGGTGTTGTCCATGCACTGGCCGGAGAGTACCGCGTGATCTTCGAGCGCTGCTACGAAGAAAATACGCTGGAGGCGGTCGAGGCCATCGACTGGCAGAATGTCAAGGTCGAGCAGGTCCGCACGAACTATCCTGCCTGCCCGTTGCCGGAAGGCTATACCTTTTCCGTGAAAGAGATCGAGTACACAAAGCAGGGCTACTTTACCGTTATCCTCAAAACGGATCAGCAGCATTGGGGAGATGTCAGGCGCAGATCGAGAGCCTGAACGCTGCCGTCGCCCAGAAGGATACGCAGCTCACCGAGAGCGAAGAAAACCTTGCCGCTGCCAACGCGCAGCTGGCGGAACTGGAGGCCACCTATGATGCAAACTGAAAAGCTCAATGCCATTAAGGGCGCGATCACGGACGGAAAGCTCGTGCAAGCCGCCGGCGGCATCACGCAGCGCACGGAGCAGAGCGACAAGCTCGGCTTTGACTGGAGGATCTTCACCGTCAACGACGTGGACGTCCGAAAGGATTACGTCGAGCAGGAGACTCCGGTCGGCACGAGCGCCGACAATCCCATCGAATACACGGAGGGCGTGCCGCTCATCAACAACGCCTTCTACCGCGTGGACGGTGTGATCAAGGTCTACATGGACGGCTGGGTAGACTGGGAGGGCTGACGTGACCGCCTATGAGGCTGCCGTCCAGGAGAAAGACCAGCTTTATGCGCGCATTCAGCTCGTCCGGGAGGAGATCAAGCAGGAGCAGGACCCCGGCAGACGCGGAGAGCAGAAGCACCGTCTTCGCATCCTGTTCGAGATGTACCACGAGAGTCTTGACCGGCTCGATGCTCTTCGCCCACCGCAGGAAAAGCGGCATAAGGCGGTCAAGCGGACGGTCATACACACCGGTGCTGCCGGAATAGATGTCAACAGCTTTGACTTCTTCGAGCGCTGTGACTTGACCTTTGCAGACCTCGAAGGAAATCAAGTCCGTTGGGATGACCTCGGCTCGGACAATGGCGAGAGCCGCGCACGGCTCATGAGGGCGCTCCGGCGCGGTCGCGCGGCGGTCTCAGACCGCCAGCGCGAAATGCTCGATCTCCTCCTGCAGGGCAAGACCGCGACGGAGATCGCCGAGCAGCTCGACGTGAACAAGGCCACGGTCTCCCGCACGCTGCTCCGCGCGAAGAAGGTCCTTAACGATAAGGCGGAGGATCTGCGCCAGGAGGATCTGCGCGAGCATCCGAACCGTCTTGACCTGGCCGAACCGGAAACGGCGCGCTATGTACTCTCACGCTTGACGGAGACGCAGGCCGTGTATCTCTACCTCTACTATGGCGAGTGGCTGGATATGCGCTCGATCGGCGCACTGCTGGGCGTGGACCATTCGACCGTCTGCCGCACGATCCATCGCGCGGCCGGCCGCATCCGTGCCCTCTGCACCGACGGCAGCGGCGTGGAGCTGCTGGGCGTGGACGCGCTCGAGCCGGCGCTGTACGCGCTCTACCGGCAGCACGCGGCGGATGATCTGATCCCGGAGCGGGCCAAGGCTGCAGCGCGCAAAGCGGCCATCTCCGGATGCAAAAAGCGGCAGAAGCCGGCGCCGGACCGTGTAGTGATAACTGCACCGATATGGGGGCAGCACAGGCACCGTGCGACGGCGCAGAGCCGGCTTCTGCGCGCGTTGGAAGACGCGGCGGCTCAGCGTACCGGCTCGCTCCTCGCGCGTCTACGCGCGCTTCTGCGGGCCTTCCGCGTGAAAATAACAAGAGCCGCCTGACCATCAGGCGAGGCCGTGCATTGCAGTTAAGTCACGGGCATTCCGAGAGATCAAGAACACAGGAAGCAGCTCCCGCCGAACAGCCTACAAGCGTCCAGCGGACACCCGTATTCAATCCTCGGCTGCCCATTCCAAGTTCCCGAGATTTCGTTTCTGCCAGCTGATTTTTTCGACAAGGGAATCACTCGAATCACATTGCTTTTCACCTTTTCCGCCGCCGGAACGGACGGGGCCAATGCCCGGCGAGATTGTAACAGGCAGGAGGTGGTGATCGTCCCCCAGACAGACGGAATGCCTGTGACTTAGCTGCAATGCAGACGCAAAAGGCCGCAACAAAGGACGGCAGGAGTCATTGAATCGAAAGCGAGGATGCAAGTGAAAGAAGACTTTAAGACCATTATCCTCAAAATCAAGGGCGATTGGACGGAAGTCGTGGACGACTGCCGCGCTACCGTTTCCAAGCCTCCGCTCGGGCATGAGCCGAGCGGTGATTTCAGACGGGATATCCTCATCGCCGAGCACAGCCCGATCCGCGGCATTCGCGTTAAGTGGAGCTGGCACTGCATTAAAAGCTGGATCGCCACGCACTGGAGCCGCCACAAGTGGGAATGCTTCATCAGCTCTCAGCGTTCAGACCGCACGGGCATTCCACGCGACAAGCTCCCGCAGGACGTGCCGGTAGACTTTACCGGGGAAGCAAACGCACAGGCCTTGATCGATACTATGCGTAAGCGCCTCTGCCGACGGGCGTCACCGGAGACACGCGCCTATGCGGAGGACTTCAAGCGGGCACTGCGTGAGGTAGAGCCGGAGCTCTCTGACGTACTCGTCCCGAATTGCGTATATCGCTGCGGCTGTCCTGAAATGGACTGTTGCGGGGAGTGGCAGAGAATGTGCAGAGAAACGAATCAGAGCATTGATACCGGCAGCATCAAATATCGCTATCGGTGCTACAACGATCTGTTTTACGGCACCGAATAAAACAAAAAGGAGATTAAAACAATGGCTACTTACAAGAGAATCGCATCCGACGGCAAGCCCATCGAAGTCACCGATACCCCCGCGGGCCTGAGCGAGAGCGCGGGCGTCAAGAACAGCATCAAGCAGCCGGTCATGCGCCGCGACCTTGAGCGTGCCGGCACGGAGATCTACGTCCTGCCGCAGTACAAGCTCACCTACGATGAGGACGGCTACTGCGTCAAGAAGGAGAAGTGCCACATCCCGGACGATATCGCAGCGAAGCTCGCGGAGCTGAACAAGTGAGCAGGGCCGGAGGCAACTCCGGCCGATCCTGAACGAAAGAGAGAGTACGCCTATGGAACAAATCGCGCAGGCCGCGGCGCTGTGCTCGGAGATCACGGTCATCCTCGCGGCGCTGGCCATGCTCATCAAGCCCATCCGGAGCAAGCTGCTGGGGCTGGACAAGCTGACCGACGCGCTCAAATGCCAGCTCCGGCACGACATGCTGCACACCTATTACCGACACCGGGAGGATCATACGATCCGCCAATACGAGCTGGAAGATTTTCTTTATCTTTACCGAGGATACAAAGCACTCGGGGGAAACAGCTTCATAGACCGTATTAAGAGTGAAATTGACGAATGGGAGGTAGTGTCGTGAAAAGCAGGAGAAAGCGCAGCGGCCTATATATGAAGCTGCTGCTTGCGGTCATCGTCCTGCAGGTGATCGCGTATACTTGGACGTGCGCCTACTGGTCGCGTCTTGCAGGCTTTGAGATCGCGCCTATGCAGAGCGTTGCATTCTATGGCTTCTGTGGCTTTGAGTGTGGCGTCTGTGGGTACATCAAGAAAAAATCTGAAAAGAAAAGCGAGGATACGAAAGAATGACCTACGACATTACCGAGATCGTAACGATCCTGATCCGACTGTGCATCGTGATCACCACCGCTGTGCTGATCCCTCTTGCGAAGTCCCGCCTCGGACAGGACAAGCTTGACACCGCTCTCAAGTGGGTGAAGATCCCCGTCGCTGCGGCGGAGCAGATCTTCGATGCCGCTGATGGACAGAAAAAGAAAGACTATGTTATAAGCTATCTAGAAGAGCGTGGCATTTATCTCAGCGAGGAAGACGTGGACATTGCAATCGAGGCTGCCGTACTGGAGCTTCACAGTGCGCTCTACGGCACGCAGAAAGGCGGGAGCGATGTTTCACAGCCGAGAACTTAAGTACCTCAGATCTGATGTGCGAGCGAATTGCGAGGCATTTCTCGCGGAGTGCAAGGCTGCTGGTCTGAACGTCCTTGTGACCGAGACCGTGCGCGACGAGGAGTACCAGCGCTCGCTCGTGGCGCAGGGCTACGCCGCGAAGACCGCGACCGTCCCGACGTTCCACAGCGTCAAGGCCGGGCTTGCGTTTGATATCTGTAAGAATATCAAGGGCCACGAGTATGACGATGCCGCATTCTTCCAGAAGTGCGGAGAGATCGGCGAGAAGATAGGTTTTACCTGGGGCGGCCGCTGGAAGTCTTTCCCCGATCGGCCGCACTTCCAATGGGACGATAATAAGCAGCATACCGGCGCGATGATCCGAGCAGGGAAGCTCCCGCGTCAGATGCCGGCATACAAGGCTGCTTCGGACCTCTCTGGCTATCGTGCGAAGATCCAGGCAAAGGCTGGCCTCTCTGACGCCACGCTCGATTATCTGCAGGCCTACAAATACGGCGCCGACCTGCTCCGCAAGCTCGCCGCCGCGATGGGCTGACTGACCAAGCACAAAACACCCGGACAGTAAATCGCGAAGAATCACTACCTAAAACTGCGCCCCTATGATGGGGACAGCAGAAAGCGCCCGAATCACTACCAATTTATGCCCTGTCTCTGAGACATAAAATGGTAGTTATTTCGGGCGCTTTTGTATCATCCATTCGTAAGCGGCTACGGAAACGGGTACACACAAAAGTACACACTTGCACTTTTTATAGAACAAAATATGTTTGCTTTAAGTGGATAAAATGCCCGGTTTTTGCCTGATTTTAAAACTTTTTGTGTGTGTAAAAAGGCGAGGGCTGGTTCGAGTCCAGTCACTCGGACCAAGTAATGATAATCCGAACTATATTATCCAAGTGGGTAATGTGTTCGGATTTATCATTTCTATTGAAAATGTGCTTTAATAGGCAAGGGCGGGTTGATAAACTCGCCCTTGCTTTTTTGCTCTTTATTTGATATTTTATCCTTGTTAGACAAACTCGTATTTGTAGATGAGGTATTGCTATGAAAAAGCGATTGTTGATTGTGGCTGGTGTTATTCTGGTAGTAGCCTTGGCTTTTGGAATGGGATTTTGGAAAGAAGCTCAAGCAACAAACCAAAAGATGGAACATATACTTGACCTTTCGCGTATATTGACCCTCGCAGAGAATAGAGGATCGGATTGGGCTACGGATGAGTTAATGATAAATGAAATCGAAACATTTAGTAAAAAGAATCTGTATAAAAAGTGGGGAAATCCGACCGAAAGTGCGGAAGGTGCAAAGGAAGATATATGGATACTGTCGGAACAATTTCGACTTATTGTTGACTACGATGAACATGAACGGGTCGAGAGTGTGAAAGTAGTTCCAAGCACATAG